TACCCCTCCTGTCCTACGACGATTACAGTAAACTGCACCGAGTCCCCTACGGATACGTTAATGGGGTCAAAAGTAGCTCGCAGGAAAAGCCTTCCCCCTGAGGCGGAGTCAAACAACCCGAACTCCGTGATCTCCGCCGGGGTATCTTCTGCAGTGAGAGTCGCTACGACCTGGTAGGTGTCTCCTGTTACAGTAGTGGTTTGCTTGCTACTCACCCCGGCCACCCTGTCCTCGGACCTGGGTGCTACCAGATCGATATCGGTGGCGGCAGCCGGGATGTCACCACCCTCGCCCCAGTGAGCGTACTTTGGCTCGCTCCCTAACCCCCTCAAACGGTCCACAACAATCTCCAAACCCTTGTAGGTTAAAGCTACAACTTTGGCCACCGCTTCAACACCCCTCTCAGCTTGCTGAGAATATTCTGAAAACCGCCGGGCCTTCGCATGGCGGCGATTACTTCGAGCTCCTCTATGGTCCCGTCCTTCCGGATAACTGTTGCGCTGATGACAGCAGTATGCTTTAACTTTTTAGTAAGCAGAGCACATCACCTCGCTCTTCAGCCGCAGCCCGGTTGAGTAGTAACCAGCTACCATAACGTTTAGTAGCCACCAAATATATAGAAGTGCCCAGCCGTGCTTTTCTGCTTCACTTCAATCTTCTGCATGAGCCAGGGCAGGAAGATTACCACGCCCCCGGGGATCTCCACTTCCTTGCCTGCAATCTTGATAATCACACCCTCGGTGGCATATACATAGGCTCCAGCCACTTCTACGCCCAGATCCACCGTAGCGTAAGATGATCCGGTAGGCTGAGCTGCTGCTACGGGGTTGCAGAACACCCCAGGAATAGGCTTAAAGGAGCCGTCCCTTACCTGGCTCGAGGGAATCGAAGTAACACCCACGCTCAACACTCCTTTACAGTTTTACAGTGGGGCAGGCAGCCCCTGCCCTACCTGATTTATGAACTTGCGATGCTTTTAATCTGGTTCAGCTTGGACTTGAGCTTATCTACATCCGCCTTCAGAGCAGTAATTTGGGACTGCAGCTTCTGCACGGTCCCGGAGTCCTTCGGCAAAGTGACCTTAATATGGTCGCCATGACCGGTCACCTGGCCGCCTGTTAGCCCGATGAGGTATGCCGCCCGGACGTAAGTGGCGTTGCCTATCAGGTACCCGACCTCGCTTACCTTCTTACCGTCTACATAGATGTCAATAGTGCGATCGGGTTTAGAGGATACCGCCGGCTTCAGATGTGCTTCGATCTCCTCCAAGAAGTTCGCCCAGCCGTTCTTCCGGCTTCGTATTACCTGCGGACAATTCTTGCCGCTCCAGTCGTAATGTTGCTTCATACAGGCCGGGAAGGGCTTTAAGGTCGGGATCTCTTTGATCAGCTTCGCGCAGAGCCATGCGGCGTTAGCCTCCGCCTGCGCCCGGTTGCCGTCTGCGTTCATGCAGATCTCAATGCCGATGCTTTTACGGTTACCGACACCATTCACTCCATCCCTGGCGTGCCAGCCATTGGTATCTGTCGGCAAGTGCTGGTAGATCTCGTGGTCATCAACCGTGAAGTGCCAGGAAGGGTTCGGTGCCACGTTATGCACATACTTATCGTGCGCCTTTGCATCCGCGCCCTTCGATGCGTTCCCGGTGTCGTGAATAGTGATGTATTCCGGCTTCATGGCGTAACCGGGACGCTTGGCCTTGGGTAGCAAATCAACTTTAATCGGTACTGACATCCTGATCTTCTCCAATCCCATCACTGTGGACGATCTTATAGTTCTTGGGCAGCATGGGCTTTAGCAAGTCGTAGAAGCCCATCTGTACTAGAGCAAGCAGACCTCCAGCAATGGCCCCAAAAACACTGAGTTCAATCAGCAGAAGTCCAAGACCTAAACCCAATCCCAGCAGGACAACAGGAATTGCCTCATTGTTCAGCCGAGTCTTCTCTTTCAGGAACCATCCGACAGCCCACAGAAGTATATACGTGAGTATCCAAGGGTCCTGAGAAGCGCCCTTCAGAAGCTCTATGATTTCTGGCATAATAGTCCCTCCCTTCAAGTTAAAGTAATAGGCTCACCAAGACTCCGACAAGATTCACCACGACTCCGGCAAGCGTCGATACGGCGAGGATGATCAGTTGGAATAGCCTTTTATCTATAGTTTCGAGCCTGCCGTTCTGGATCTTTTGCCACCTAACCAGGTTTATCGTATCCTGTTTCAAAGCTCCGATAGTTTCCGAGTACTTGCAGTTATCGTGCTCTACCATGTTATCGACCCCCGTGGTTAGGATACGGGAGACCGCCTAAGTGGAGGTTAGGCCCAAGGCGGTCTCCCTCAAAGCCGCTCTTATGAGCTCGGGATATTCCCGTAGACCCAGAACCAGTCACTCCATCCGAAGGCATAACGCATATACGCGCGGAACTTGGCCACCAGGGTGTCGAAGTCTTCCTCCATCTTGAACTCGATGGGCACCCGGTCGTACCACTTAAGGAACCGCTTCATGTAGCGGGAGTCAGCTAGGAACCACCGGTTATCGTCAGCCAGGTAGTCCCACACGATCAGCTTGTACTTACCCTGGTGTATATTGGGGTTGTTAATGTTCTCCGACTGAGCCGGTGTGGTTTTCTTTTCTGAAGACACGAGCTCCCAAGCGATCTCCTCCAAGCCAACACCTACAATAAGGGTGTCGGGAACCACTGCCACCTTGTTGCCCCGGTCGTCTACGAACTGCCTCATCAGGTTCTTAGTAGTTTGAAGGTTGGCGTGGTTCAGGGGCAAGCTCCCCAGGTTGCTCCTCTTCGGTGGGCCGTCAGGAGATCTTGTGGGGTGCTCTGTACTACATAGTGGAACCCCGTCGCCACCCACCCAGGGAACCTGGTTCCCTTCGGGATCGACAGCTACAGCAGATTCAGCGTAGTTGAACACCATCGCTGCATCCATCTCACGACGCCGCGCGGCAGCCTCAGCTAGATCGGCAGGCCGCCGATTGATAATGCCGTACATCTCATCATCGTACAGCTTCCGCTCGATCTGAAAACCGTCGGCGTACTCCGGAAACTCGTAAATCTTCTCGTACTGTACGTATGGCCGATCATACTGCACAGTACCAGTGAATTTCCGGAACATTCCCATCGCACCAATCGACAAGTCTTTTTCGTAAGGCTTGTCGGACGATTGCACACTAAATATCTCGGGGATCATAGACGGGATCTGCTCGTAGACGTTGTAAAAAATCTCCGACAGGCCCGGTTCCAGGAGCTCCCCGAAGTGCTCTCTACGCGCTACAGTCATCTACTTTCACCTCCAAATAAGCGTTTAAGGACTATTAATCGGATGCAACGGTATCAGTGTTTAACGCACAAGCAGGCAAGTGTTAAACACTACCCAGCACTGAAAGTTCTGCATATCTACCCGCAGCACCGTCAGGGGGCCTTGGGCAGTCGCACCGGTTGCAGCATCCACGCCCAGTCCGTTATCGTTGATGTTCACCCTCGCACCAATCACAAAGGTAGTGTTAACTTCGCTCGCCTTTGTAATGGCAGACCCGTTTTTCTTCGTCATGGGGACCCGGTATACTGCTCCAGGAGCAACAAAGGACCCCCGCACCCATACAGTGGGATCGCCGCCGGTAGTATCAGCCCGCCCTGTGGCGTTTTCCAGGCAGACTACCGCAGTATCGGGGTCACTTCCAGTAGCCAGGGTCAACCGCCCGCCAGCGATCTTGTAGACCGCACCCTGGGTCGCACCCACCTGTGATGCCATCGGGAACGACATAACGTCTTTAGGCGGGGCTACGTCCACAGCCCCCGCGATGAGACTCATTACCTTCTGGAACATCCGTATTCACCTCACTCGACTTACTATAATTTTCCAAGCCGCTTCAGTTGCTGGTAGTACCTCTCCAGGCTAACTCCAGTCTTCCTTGCGGCTTCCTTTTGAGCAGGGCTAAGAATTGCCTCGTAGTCAGGCTTACCGGTGCCTGGAGGTTCTCCGGAGCCCTCTACTTTCTTGCGCCGCTGTAGCTGTTGCTTGGTCCGGGTCTGCTGTTCAATGTGGTCCCTTAAGTACGGCCTGAGTACAATCGCTGCAGCGTCCACCAGGGACAGTCCCAGCTCCTCGGCCTTGTCTTCTATGTCCTCGCGGTGCTCGTCGAAAAGCGACCCGAACTCTTTCCTCGCCTCAGCCTCCTGCGACTTCAAGATCTGAGCTGTGCGCTCTTCTTCCAGTAGCCCCTCAATGCGGTCAAGCCGCTGCTCCAGTGGGGTTGCCCCGCCCTGGGAACCGGCCCCGCTATACGGGACAGTTACCGGAGCTGTGGTTTGAGCTATCGCTCCAACCCGGCTTACCACCTCTGCCGGTGGCAGCCCTGCGGCCCTGGACACCGCCTGCCCGGCCTGGATGTAAGGAATAGCTTCGTCTATACTCTTAAACCCAAGCCTGCGGGCGAACTTGCGCTCCCACTGGGCGTGCTTGCGTCTCAGGACCCTGTCGAAGTCTTCCTGGGTAAGGTAGTTTGGTTCATCCGACTCTTCTTGTATATCGTCAGATCTATCCGCAGCATCGTCACCAACGTCGTCCTGAAGCGTATCTTCATCGCTACCCAGGTTGTCTTCAGTGGTTTCAAGCAGTTTGTCGTCCATTGTCTGCCTCCCGTTTTCAGCCCGTCGGCTTTATTTTTACTTCCGTTTTAGGGCCGTCGCCCGGAAACCCCAATCTTTATTTGGTGCCGTTTATAGCCCGTCGGCTTTTATCCAAAAGGTTTCCTCATAGACTGAGTGGTGTTGGGCCTGGTCGCAGGGTAAAGTATCCGATCCCGCGCCGAGTCCTTCTTCCCCGCAGGGAGCTTAACGGTTTGCGGAGACCGGGGGCCCCCTCTGGTAGTCACCTTCGCCTTATAAGCCAAGTAGCTCACCTCCTCCACCGAAGGTTCGTTCTCCTACTCTTTCTCCTTCAAGCCCGGCAGCTTCAGCTCCCTCCATCCTGGCTACAATAGCCTCCCAGTTGGGGAAGTTTGTCGCTTCCAGGGCCGCTTGTCTGTCGATGAGACCTATCATATAAAACTCCTTAGCCTGTTCGTAAAGCAGCGCCTGGCTGTACGGCACCGAAGGCCCGATCCTTACCTCCACGTCAAACTCGGGAAACTTCAGTTCATCAAACATGCGTTCTGCTTCCCCGGGCAGCGGGGCTCCGGTCTCGTCAACCTGAACCAGGCCGGCGTCCATTCCTCGCTCCAGCATACGCCGCATAAGCTCGCCCCTCACATCCAGGGTAGTAGGCTCATCCTCCCCGGCGAGCCTGACCTGCCTGGGCTCATCGTAGAACTCAAGCATCAGCGAGTTGGACTGCTCTACCAACTCTCTCAGGGCTATTGCCAGCTGCTTCGTCTTCTGCCGCACCCTGATGTTGGCTGCCTCCTGAAGCGCGATAATCGCCGAGGCTGCTCTTACACTCCCCGGCTGCCTGCCCTGGACCACGTCGTGGATCCCTAAGATCTGTTCCATGAGCAGTATCAGCCGGTCCACATGCTGTGGGACATGCGGCGGGATTGGCACGCCCACAAGCCGCTCTACTCCGCCGTTGTGGGTCCAAATAACCTGTCCGGGGTTATTGTCGAAGATCCAGGCATCCTCCTCGTTAAGCCCCGAGAGCATCTGGTTTACCATCCACTGCGAGTTAGCCATAAGCCTTGTGTTATCAATGATCTGCGCCTCAAAAGCATTAATCAACTGCTGAAGTGTAAGCGCAATTTCGATTTCTCCGAATCCCCAGAACTCTTTGTCCCCAGGATAATCTACAAACCTGGCAAACGGGAACCTGTTGTGGCGATACAAGGGGTTCTTATCCCCTGTCCGGTCATACTCCCCGCCGATGATGTCCAGAACCAGGTGCCCGGTGTAATACATCACACACAGGTTGCCTTCCCGGTCCCTGAACCAGTACTCTTTGAGTGTAGCTGTAGCTTCTTTCGAGGGCTGGTCCCTGCCCTCAAGGGCTTCCACCTCTACCCAGTCGTTGTCAGGTATTACAAACCGGCCCTTCTCGGGCCACCTTCTTAAGAAATACTCCAGGCTCTTAGGCACCGCCGTGAAGCAGTAGTCCATGTCCTCTATCTTGTAAGCCCTGGGGTCCGGAAAAAAGTTCATCGGGTGCACTACATGGTAGGCCACGTCCCCCATCCCGTCGTACATGTCCGGGTCCCAGACAATCTTAAAAATAGCCGTGCCGTATTTCAGGGCGTGCAGCGTCGCTTCCCCGATTTTTTCGTCCTGCATCCGGTTGATATACCACAGGTGCTCCTGGCCTGCGGTAAGCTTGGCCGCCAGCGCCTTGTCTCCCCTGTGGTGCCAGGGCAAAATCAAGAACTTAGGGTGAGTATCAACAATCCTGGGCAGCACTGCCTGAATCATCGCCAGGACCAAGTTCAGTACCGGCGTAGATCTATCCTCAGGCACATACTCCAGCCACTGCTTGCCCCGGTAGATTTGGTCATACTCGCGCCACTTCTGGTGCAGAGGCCGCCCCGTGAAGTCCACCTTGCGCTCTCTTGCTATCTCCCAGCGCTCCTGCGCCAGATCCAGAAGATCGTTCTCTTCTTTCGAGTTCTGCTTGCGCTGGTCCGTATTCTTGAGGTTTTCCGTCATCTTTTTAACCCAAGGGACTACAGGCATATTAGCACCTCACTACTCCGCTGTATCGTTTTGCTTTTCGGGCTGCCGCCATCTTGCGATACTTTTTATCCTCAACAATACTCGGATGCACAAACTCTGTCTTCGGTGTCTTCGGCGCAGCCTTCAGCTCCCTTGGCGGCCTGTGGGCCTTTACAATATCCAACTGGTCCGCCAGGGCATCGGCCAGGTCCTTCTTGCCGGCAAACGGAAACTTCAAAAGCTGCCACTTGAGTTTCTCCACCAGGTCGTAAGGCTTGCCCTGCCTCGAGTAAGGCTGCTTTATAATCTTTTTGGGGATGTAGAACTCGTTCTTAATCCTGGGCACAAGCCGCAAGATCCGCTCGTCTTTGCTCATGTTACGCCTCGCTATAGGCTCGATAGCGAAGAACAGCCCCCGCTCCAGCATCATCCGCTCCATCGTGTATATATAAAGCTGCTGAAAGCCAATCGACTCGAAACCCACCGGCAGAAGAAACCGGCCTTTCTTCTGCCACTTGGCTACCATGTCAAAGATCGCTTCCGGAAGCTCGTGCTCCGAGAGCCTCTCGCTGACCCCGTCCAGGAAGAACATCCGGTTGTGCTCGTCATACCCGCAGACCACAATCGAGGAATCGCAGGCGCTGTCCTCAAGTGATATAGCCGGGTCCACCGTGATGCAAATATCAAGCGTAGACAGCCAGGTATCTGACATCAGGTCTAACGGCTTGAACCACTCCTCCATGAACTTCTGGTGCTCTGCGGGCGTGGGGTCCAGCAAGTACTGTGCTCCAAACTCGTAAGGTCCCTTGGCCTCCAAGAGCTCCTGTAGTACTTCCGGCCCAAACTCCTCCGGGAACACCGGCTTCTCCGGAGAAGTAGGCGTAATCGAAATAAGCCAACTTTTTTCCTCCTCAGGAGTTCCCTTCGCCCTCTGCAAGGCTTCTTCAAGCTGCCCGTGGATGATATGCACCGGCACGCTGTAGCTGGCCTTGTGCCCGAACTCCTCGATAATCCAGGCGTACAGGTCCATGTGCGACCACCGGGTGCCGATAACTAAAAGTTCTCCGTCCGGATCTAAAAGGTCCAGCAAGTCTTTGAAGTAAAGGATCGACTTCTCAACCATCTCCTGGGTCCGGACGTATTCGCGGTTTATGAGGTCGTCCGCTACAATCAATCCGTAGTGCTGTGAAACCATCGAAGCATCCACAGCCCCCGTGGTAAACGTAGCTTCCCTGGCTTGACCAGGCCGCAGCAGTGTCAGCTCGTCCTGAACGTCCCGGACTACCCAGTCCAGCTTGTCTTTCATCGTGGCCCGGTCGTACTCGGTTGCATACTTCTTAATCCACCAGTCCCGCCAGACCCACCGGAAGCGCGGGTTGCTGTTAAAGTGCTTCGCTATGGTCCGCAAGAACTTCCGGCTGTTGTCCAGCTTGGCGTTGGTGATGAGGCACCGCAGGTTCGGGTTCTCCAAGGACTTCTTTATCGGGTAGCTCTCAGTGCCAAGCGTACTTTTAAAGTGCCCCCGAGGGTGCAATAAGAGCTTGAACTTGTACTTGGGCGTATCAATATCTTTCGCCATGCTCCTGTGGTAGTGCTCGGTGAGCCGGTCATACCCCAGGATATGCTTGGCTAAGTAGTGAAGATCCTCCAAGCATTTCTGCCTGGCCTCTTCCTTGAGGACCTCCTCTTGCTCCTCCGTGAGATTAGGAAACGCCCGCATCCCTTACTCCCCCAGGTGATTTCTTCTTCAACCGGTCCTCCATCAGCGCCCGGTATCTCGGATCGGCGAAGCGCCTTGCCTTCCCGTTGTCCGGGCGCACCACAACGCCTTCAGACACCGTTGTAACGTTACTTGTCTCCTTATCGCGGACCACAACAACCCTGCGGTCGGTGGTCCTCCACCAGATTATGGCTATAATTGCCGCTCCACAAATAAGCCCCAGCGCAAAATCAGCCATTTTGGCTCTCCTCGGTCAGATATTTGCCTAAAGTAGCCTTGATAAAGCGCACCTTGGCCTCTTCAGACTTAAAAGGAGACTCCCCAAGCTCAACTTTAGTGTTTAAGTTGAGGTTAGCCTCTTCGCTGTAAAGCCCGGCAAGCTCTAAGATGAGCTTCCCGTGCTTAAAACTGCCGCTTTTGGCGGCTTCTACGAATGTTTTAAGGATTGCCGGCGTTTCCACAGCCAGGGAGGTCTTCAGAGTCTCGAAAAACAGCGTCTTGAAGTCAGGATCGGCGAGTCTTTTGTAGATAAAATCGGCTGAGCAGCCTGTTCCCTTGGAAATTTGCTCAACAGTAAGCCTCTCTAAGCCCATTCCGCCGGACTGAGCTGCGAATTGTAGGATTTTTCTGTCTTTCCTGGACAGATTTGCCTCTTTAACACCCATAAACTCCCCTCCCTTCCAGAATTATACCAGAAGAACGTATGTTCTGTCAAATAAAACCTTTACAAATCATGGGATTTCGTGTTACAATGAACCAAAATGGAGAGAAAATGGAGAGAGAGGAGGTAAAATTTCTTGGATTCAGCTACGCTCCGGCAGCTTCAAGCACTGCCTCTAGAAATCAAGGTAGAAAAAACGAAGCTAAGAATCAGAGAATGGTATGAAGCTGCTGGCGGAGACGTATACGTGAGCTTCTCCGGCGGCAAAGACAGCACGGTTCTGCTCCATATCGTGCGCAGCATCTACCCCAAAGTCCCCGCAGTGTTCGTAGACACCGGCCTTGAATACCCAGAAATTAGAGAATTTGTAAAACAGTTCGATAATGTAAAGTGGCTGAAGCCCCGCATGTCGTTCCTTAAGGTCATCAGAAAGTATGGCTACCCCGTGGTAAGCAAAGAGCAGGCCAGATACATCTGCGACTACAGGCACTCCAAGTCCGAGAGAGTGCGCCACAGAGCCTGGTATGGGGACGGCAAAGGCAGATATAAGATTTATGAGAAGTGGAAGTTCCTGGTAGAAGCCCCTTTTGAGATTTCTCCCAAGTGCTGCGACGTGATGAAGAAGTGGCCTGCCGACGACTACTACCGGGAGACCGGCAGAGTCTCTATCACGGGCTCCAAGGCGGCAGACAGCCTCCAGCGGAAAGCAAGCTACCTGAGGCATGGAGGCTGCAACGGGTACGACATGACCCGCCCCCGGTCGATGCCCCTGGGTTTCTGGACCGACCAGGACGTGCTCAGGTATCTCAAGGAGACCGGCATACCCTACTGCCCGGTATACGGAGACATCGTAGAAGAGGACGGCAAGCTTGCTACCACAGGAGTGGAGAGCACCGGCTGCATGTTCTGCATGTTCGGAGTTCACCTGGAAAGGCCGCCGAACAGGTTTCAGCAAATGAAGCTCACGCACCCTCAGTTGTATAACTATTGCATCAACGTGTTGGGTATAGGTGAAGTGCTGGATTACATGGGGTTGCCTTACAAGTGACAGGAGGCAAGCAAGTCAAGTAAGTGAGCCCGGTGAGGAGGGAGACAAGTGCCGGGAATCATAAGAAAACTCGACCCGCAGCGCAGGTTAATACTGCCCCGGGAGACCTTAAGAGCTGCCGGGTTCAAGCCGGGAGACCTTCTGGAAATCTACAGCGACGTAGGCGAGGATGGCTTGCCGTGCCTGGTGCTCACCTTATACAAGCCCGGATGCGCTCTCTGTGGGCGCCCAGACTCAGACAGGGGCTATATTACGTTTGAGGAGCACGACAAGATGCTCTGCGAGGACTGCGCAGCAGCCGTGGTCCGCGCCCTGGGGCTGGAGTTTCAGGAAAAAGCCTTTAAAAGTAAAATAGAGCGGGAGGAAGAGCGTGAATAGTCAGCAACTTCAGGAACTTGTCGCCGAGTTTGAGCGGGCAGAGCATGAGGTTATGGGCTTCAAGGAGGGCGAGTATACCGGCTCTGCAAACCGCTTGAGGAACTTCGAGCGGGTGGCAGACATGCTTGGGCTTAAGGCAAGCCAGGTTGCCCTTGCCTACCTGCTCAAGCACATAGACTCTATCTCTTACCAGGTGATGTCCGGCAAGTATACCTGGGCTATGGTTATTGAAGGCAACCGGGAAGGGCTTAAGCAGAGGATTGTGGACGCGGTAAACTACCTGCACCTTATGGCGGCCTGCCTGGAAAAGGAAGAAGCTGCTGCGAGGGCCACAGGAGAAGCAGAGAGGAGTGATCAAGATGCCATTGAAGGGCGGCTACTCGGAGAAGACCATCAGGTATAACATTGCCGAAATGATACGCGCGGGCAACCCACGGGACAGGGCTGTGGCAGCCGCCTACAGAAAAGCAAGAGCGGACTATAGGAAGAGCAACCCAGGGAAGCCCCTGCCAAAACACTTAAGGAGGAACGGGTAAATGGCCCACCTTGCTACGCCTGGGGGTTACGGAGGACCTACCAGAGAGGACATTGAGGAGTACCAGAGGATTCAGAGAAGTGCTACCAAGTCGCAGATTCTAATAGAGCTTATAAAGGTACTGGACCCTACAGACCAGGACCGCAGACACAGGCTCTGCGACAAGGTGGAAGCGATTGCAGACGAAATATAGGGGCCACAGCCCCTATATTTTTTTTTCCTTCGAGCTGGAAAATTCTGGAAGAGCGAATTTGGGCAAAAAAATTGAGAGGGGGAGCATCTTGCACCCCGCCAGGGCGGCCTGGGGGCCTGGGGGGGGCCGTAAAATTCTGAAAATTCTGAAACTGCCTGGGGTCCTGTTTTCATCCCCAGCAGATGCAAGCGCAAAACTATCCACGCAAACAAACTATCTTGTTCATCAAGAAATATTAGAAAAAGATAGTGATAAAAGAAGGATTTTATAGGCATACTGTCGAATACATAAACATGCTCTTTGAGCAAATAAAACAATAGGAGTGAAGAGAATGGAAAGGAAGACAAGAGGGATAAACGTGATACTAGAGAGCAGGGAAAAGAATAGAAAGAAGGAAGTGCCGGTGCAGTTCGCGAATAACTGGCATGGCGAATTGTACCGTGTCGGTTTCGGCGCAATTCAGCGCCATTGCCAACGTTATGGTATCGTGCTCAGCCTTGAAGATGTTAGAGATGCTATTGCTGAAATTGTGGCAGACCTTTGGGAAGATGGAAAGCTGCAGGCTTCCCTGCAGCAAAACAAGCTTTCCCTCTCAAAAGAAGACAAGGTTCAATTCTGCAAGGACGTAGTGAACGCGTACCGGCGGCAGATACACGAAGGCAAGAAAACACAAGCGGATGCTTTGGACATAATATTAGGAACAGCAAAGTATTATCAATGGCGGCCGGATGGTCCGGAGTCTCTCCTGAGATGGATTGAGCTGAAGGAGAGCTTAAGACAGACTTTAACGCGGGTCGATTATGCCGCGTGCCAGCTACTCCTGCAAGGTTACAACAAGGAGGAAGTAGCGGAAACGCTAAAAATGGATAGGAGAACGCTTCGCAGGAGGCTAGATCGATTACCTGCAGGGAAGCTGCTGCGAATCCTCAAATGAGCAACAAGCAGGATTTAGCACGGGGAATATTCCCCGTGCTATTTTTTTTTTTACCTATTTCCTTTATGCATGTAGCCACACGCACAATTAAGAGGGAATACCTAAACTGTCTGAATATAACAACTTTGCGTACAACTAAGAGGCACGTACAACTAAGAGGGAAGACCTAAATTGTCTGAATTTAACAAATTTAAATTTTCAGCTTTTTTTATGTCCCATTTTTCCCTTTTGCGTCGCAATATTTAATGAAGGGAATTTTATCCCTTCAAGAAGACAAGAAAGGAGGATAGGCCACATTGGCGAGGAAGGAGACTCTCCTTCCTCCGGAGGAATTTGTCAGGCGGGCCGTGCTGAGACTTCGCAAGGGTACTGCGAAGTCAATCCATACGGTTTACTCTGGCTTTAATGCCGCCTGGCGTGAGTACTACGGTACTGACCCGGTGGCTGGCATTAAAGCCTTAGAGAAGCTAGGCGTGTGCGTCACGCATCCAACACGTGGAGGAGCGCGGCTGTACCTTGCTGAGGACGCGCCTTCTAGGCGCGCGACTCCGGAGGAAATTGTCGGTATAATTTTAGGCTAGGGGATTTGTGCCCCTAGCTTTGTGCAATCACCGGTGTGCGGTCGCCGAGCACATTGACGTGCTTGGCGTACGCCCCGTTTATATAGATGGTAATTACTTCCAGGCAACTGGAGAACCTGAGTGTTCTCCAAATGGTGTGCCCTGCGGGCGCTGAGCACGTTGAGCCTGTAGGGCGTGGCGTATATGGAGAACGTCTTCTCCAGGTGTTCTCCAGATGTTCTCCATATAATAGGAGCAACTATGGCTCGCCGGGAGCCATAATCCCGGCAAAAAGAAAGGAGGATCACAATGGAAGGAAGAGGACTACCACAACATTTGATAGAGCAGCTCCAGAAAATGCTCGGCGAAGACCCGGTTATGGGGGTCCCTTGCCCGGACCCCTGTATTGAGTACCACGAGGGGTCATGCGACGGGAAAAACGCCTGTTCTAGGATGCTGAAGGATCGGGTAAAGAAATAAAGAAGGAGGGAAAACCTTGAATATCGTGAACCTTACACCCCACGCCTTAAATTTCATGCCGGAAGGCCCCGATGGGCCGACGGTCACCATTCCGCCGTCCGGTCTGGTGGCCCGGTGCGCGGTTGACCGGGTACAAGTGAACACCATTGCCGTGGACGGGATTACCGTCCCGGTGAATCAGACCCGATTTGGGCAGGTGTCTGACCTGCCCGATCCGCAGCCGGACACGATATACATCGTGTCGTCCTTGGTTGCCCAGGCCGTGCCTGACCGCCAGGATGTGTTCATCGTGGACGATGCGGTCCGCGATGACCAGGGCCGGATCATCGGGGCCAGGGCGCTGGCGCACGTTTAAAAGGCCCGCCGGGAGCCGATCCCGGCACCGGACTGGCGGCCACCCGGT